GTGGTTAGTGACGTAGCTGCGACCTTTTTCCCGGAAGAAAATGGCCACCATTTTCTAATACGGCCACGCCCCGCCTGACGTAGTACGGAAGCCGGGAGGGGACGCGCGTATTATAAAATGGCGTCCGTGACGTCATTAAAACGCGCCGAGAGCCCCGCGGGGGCCCCGAAAACGGGGTCCGCGTTGGCTACGATACCGGAGACGGTCCCGGTGGCCCCCCAGAGATAAAGGCCCTACGGAGAAGTCTGGCCCCACTCACTTTCGTTGCTGTACGCCCCCTCAGTGTCCAATGGCACCTCGGAGTCTGTTTAGTAAAGTTCCCGCCCCCCCCGAGGCCGAAGGTCGGACGCGCGAAGCGCGGACGGGCGAGGGGGGGGCTGAGGCGTCGGGCGCAGCCGAAGGCGTAGCGCCCGACTCCGAAGAAGTGGGTCCTTGGGGGGGGGTCGCACTCCTCGCTGACGCTCGGAGTGCTTGGCGACTTATAGAGGTAGACACCGACCAGTGAAACTCCCACGGCCTTGTACAGAGACTTTTATTTGAATTTTAGACAGAATCGAACGTTGATGGGTTTGGGGATGTAGGGATAGAAGGGGATGCTGGGCTCTAGCGGGTTTGGTCTGGGTGGTCTGTCAAAAGCCTTGCAGGTCTGGTACTCTGTTTCCCAGTCGCTGCTAGTGAGCTTTCTGGGTATTTTTGTACCAAACATGTCAAAGGGAGTGGACAGGTTATAGGTGCTGAATCCTAATTTACCTACTGTACCAGGGCCTGGGGGGGTATGGCGTGCCCTTTTTGGACTTGAAGGACTTGATAGGCGAGGCATCGGAGTTGGAATCCGAGGAGGCGCTGCTGCTCGAGTTGCTGCTCCAGCGTTTTGGCTTCTTCTTCCTGGGCTTTGCTCTCTCTCGCTTTTTTCTCTTCTTGACTGGAGTCGAGCCACGGCTGCTGTTGTAGCTGGAGTCGGAGTCGCTTGAAGTCTGAGACGTCTTCTGGCTCTTCTTGGTGTCCTTCCGCGAGTGTGTCCCTCTTTGGCCGCTTCTTTGATGCTGTTGGATAAAGTTCATTAAGTCCCGGTTGTTGCAGCATTCTTTGTAAAGCTCCGTCGCCAAACAGCCCACGTCTGGTGTCCCAACTGTGCCATGTGAATTCTGGTGTGTTGTATTTCCGGGTCACGACTTGTACTGAACGGGGTTTTCTACCGCCCTGGGTGCTGGAGTGCGTCTCTCGGCAGGGGTTTCTGACCACCTGGTGAGGTATAGGAGAGCCGCCCCAGATCCACTTAAATTTGTATTTTACCCCTAGTACTGCGCTCTTGTAGTCACAGTGGTATGCAAACGGTCCTGACTGTGTGATGGCCTCTATTACCTCTTGCTGGTGGTACAGACATGCGTACCACTTGGCCCTCTGCCTTATGGGCACGTAGGTGCTGTCTCCGGGCATGCGGCCCAGTCCAAAGTTCAGGCTGTATGGTACGAATCCGAACTTTGGATCCTGGGGTTTGAATAACATGGGGTCGGTGTAGGGGCATATTAGTGTCAGTCTAGCGTTGGTGTTTATGGCTGTGTCTCCTGTCTCCTTAGATGCATATTCTGCGTATCCAAACAGAGCTGCCCACAGTGGCATGTCTCTTATGGGTACTTTGCTTTTTGTTTCATCGAATTTGGAGTCCTCTTTGCTGCACCAGTCTAGCCATACTATGTTTCCAATGCCTTTGTCTACCAGTGGGTTGTAACACACGTCTGTGTATGGGCCTTTAAGTTCTGGATTGCTTCTGCCTGATGATAGGAATATGGAGCTGTACATGCCCGTGTGGTACTCTAAGTCATTAGTAGTTGGTTTTACCCAGGAGTTACTGAGAGCCAAACTTGTAGCTTTTATAAACTTATCTCCTGTGTCTTTTCTTACCTGGTTAATTTCGTCGACGTAGGTGTTTCCTTTGTACTGAGTGTCATTGTGTTTTGTGTTAGTTATATCTGTTTGCGTGTTTTTACAGTTGTCTGTAATTTTTAAGTGAGCTATTGTTTGTTTTGTGTTGTAGTATGCTATGTTTTTATATATTTTTTCAATTTTTGATTCTTTCGACTTAAGTTTGTCTGGGAGTATGCTAAGAATGTCGTTATAGTCACTTCCTAAAACTTGGAAGTTTACACAATGAGTGTTCGTTAGTGGTGAGCCGAACGGAAATGTGAAGTCAGCTGCGGTTGCATAAATAACCACAAGTATAACGTCGCACAGGTCCGTTTGGGGGTACCACTTGTCCTCAAAGGTTTTAGGGGCTCCTATTCTGACTGTGATTCTGTGTTTTCTGCCCGGTCTGGTTTTTAAGCTAGGTATGAGCAGTCTGTGCTTCTTTAGCATTAGCATCCCGGGGTGTATGCTAGGTCCCGTCATCTCTGTGTCTCTGAAGGGAGGACTGGTGTGTATTTGTACTATGAAGTCTACGTCCGGGTGTCTGAAAAAGGTTATGGTGGCACCCAGGTATCTGGCTAGGTCTAGGTCGTTGTTAGAGGCAGTCCAGTAGTTTAGGTGTCTCTGGAATTCGTCGTACAGTATGCGTAGCGTGAACTGGGTGGCCGTCATACCTCCCCCGTAGGCTACGCTGCAGTCTATGTCGTCCGAGTGGGTGGCGAAGTTTTTAGAGAAACAGTTTTCTCCGCACATGATCAGCGGGAGGTATCCCACTATGTAACAGCGTCTGGTGTACGGGGGCTGCCACTGTCTTATAATTAGTTTTCTCTTATGTCTGCGTCTCCCCCGTCTGCGTCTCCATCGTCTGTGTGCCCTCCGCCACCGCCCCCTGCGTCTCCTTACTCTGCGTCGTCTTCCAGCGCGGCGAGCAGCTCGGCGTCTGCGAGGTCTCCTCCGTCGCCATCTCCGCGCCGCGGCGCGTCTCCTCCACCGCGCCCTTCGGCGTCTCCTCCACCACCAGAACGCCATGGTGCCCTCTCCGGACCCTCAGGGGCCGGCAGCGCCGGTAGCGGCCTTATTGGAGGCGGTTGCGGCGCTCCCGGGGGTCGGGGGTTTGGAGGACGTCCAAAACGAGATGCCAGATCATTAAGATGATCAATAAAATTGCCACAACCACACATAGCAGCGTGGCTGCGGAAACAGGACTCATACCAGTTTCTCTCCAGCCCCGTGACATCGTGTGCGGGCGGTCTCCAAAGGCTCATAGCCAGCTGTGGTTCCAGCAGCGGCGGCAGTAGCAGCGACCTCTCCTTTCGTTTTCTAGAGAGTTTAGAGAGGTGCATATTAAGAGCGTCCCACAAGAGCCTTGCCCATAGCCCGGTCAACGACTTGTACGAGCCCGAATTGCCCCTTGACA